ATACCCTATTAGGAAATGTGTTATTGTTTCCATCTTGTTCATTTGTTGAAGGGAAAGACCAGTAGACAAGTTCAGTCCAATAATCTCTAATTCCATAAACTCTTGAAGGTCCAGAATTTGAGTTAGAAACATCATATATAGTATCTGGAATCATGTTATCGATACGATCTACATTTATTCCATTACTTTCATGAATACCACTATCACCAAATCCAAGAACAACTTTATCAAATGGTATTACAGAATTCAGTGATTCTACTCCAAGTTCAGAATCAATTCTTTGAAACCTAAAAGGCAATATGTCATTACCTGTAAAAACTAACTCCCATGTAGATCTTTCAAAGAACACAATAAGTCTGTCTTTAATTAATTCAGCAGAAATTATATCTTCTTTTGTTGGAGCTTCTAAAAAACCACCCTTTCCTACAGTATCAGTTGTCCATGCGGTAGAAGGGGTTACAGATTCAGTTGCTGATCCAGTTTGAGAAAATCTTATTCTATTGCTAAATCTTGTAGCAGTTCCAGATACATCTTCAAGAACATTAAACAAAATCAATCTTCTCTTGAATGACATCATAAATTTACAAGTTATAATAAAATCAGTGCCTTGAGTTTGTGTTGTATTTAATGATCCAAATGCATTAAATGTTGTTCCATCCCAATAACGCATTGCATCAGCTTGAACGTTGTTTGTGATAAACATAAAAAAATTATTGGCTGCCGTGCCTCTATAATTTGTTGTCCTGAAAAAATCACTATTTGTTCCAGTCCATGTAGAGACACCATTAGACTGACGCGTCCATCCATTTGAAAATACAAACTTATAAGCAAACTGTGTATCAAATGCTAGTAATGACTCAACACTTGTATTATTAGCACCTAATATTTCATATGTAGAAAGCGCCATAACGGGATCTGATGGATAAAAATACACATCTGTAGTTGCATCAGCTCCTGCTATAACATACGCACCTGAAGTAGTATCAAATGTATGTGTTGTTGCAGCGCCTGTTGTAAGCATAACGCCAGGTGTACCTGCAGTAGTAACTGTGAATACTTCATCACCACAAGAGAAAGCCATACCAACTTTATCTGCTGTGACTACTCCAGGTATATTTCCTGCAAGATCACCATTTCCATCAGTTGTACCAATATTAATACGTAAACGTGTAAATAACTGATTCTGAGGTGCGCCCTTGGAGCCGTTCATTACACGGCCACCAACACGTTTTTTTACACTACCACGCCATGTATACATGTTTTTCATTTGCTGGAATGACTCGTCCAGCAATAACCACGGTTTAACGTTTTGCTGAACACCCTGTGTCAATGGAGCAATAAGAAACTTGTCGTATGGCATGATAACTCCATTTTATGTAAGGTTTGTTGCACCAATAACAAAATAAAAAATCTTAAATGCTCCAGTAGCTGTTAACGCTGCTTCATTTGCAAGATATAATTTTAATGAAGCTGCAGTGGTTGTGCTATAGTCTACTGAAAGGCTATAATTACCTACAGGTGGAGATCCAGGAAAAGATGCTTGTGTATACACTGGACCAATAAATGTTAATGCTGGACCTGCAACTGTAAGATCTATACTAATTAATTGCTTTGTTCCGCCAGGAACTGATGCCACCGCTGCAGAACCATATAGTAAACATACACCACTTCCAAGATAAGAATATCCTTGGCCATTTGCTAAATCTGCAACAGGTCTTGTACCAGAAGTAAATGGTATCTTAATTCCATCATTTTCACGTCTAAAAAATAACTCCATTACCCCTGAAGTAGCTCCTCTAGCTCCAAAAAATCCTGCTTCATCAGCTGCAGTAGTTGGTGCAGCTAATTGTCGAGGCATTTGTAAGAACTTATGCTTTCCTTCACCTGCCGCACCAAATGTCTCATGATTAACATCAATCAATGTTTTAAGCGCTTGGAAGTTCGCAAGTATATCAGCCTGAGATACCTTTAGTTGATCTGTGGAGGCCGGAATATTTTCATTATAAGCCACGTTTTATCCTATTAGTAAGTTAAATTGTATTATTCCACCAACCATTTGGACCACCTGAAAGTCCTGACTGATCTGAATATATTGTAGCAGCTCTATCATCACCTTGCTGAACAAGAGTAGTACGTAATACAAGTTTTTCTTGTTGTTTAAACTCAGGCATTAACAATGCTACTGTATCCATATCAACTCTATCCTGGAGTACTTTTATACTTGCTCCATAAGCTATATATTGCGACCATTGCTCCAAATCTGGGCTCTGTACATCAGTTAGCAGCTCAGTAGGCATTACGTATACCTCTATCTTTACATCGTACTGACGGTCAGGAATAGGTCTTACAGTGAATGTGTTATTAAAGTATAGAACCGATGTGGGTCTTCCAGCTGAGTATGGAACCGCTTGTACGTTTACCTCTTCAGAAGCTGCTGGAGCTGATGAGAACGTAATATCGTACACACCAGTCTTAAAGTTAATTGTGTTATTAGCTAAAACAGCTGTGGGAGGAGTAGTAGGTATTGCTCCAAGCGTAGAATACAAATTACCATTCTGTGTTTGCACACCCGTAGTAGCATCTATAACTGGAACCGCAACAAGCCCAACTGCATTGCCATTTGTATCAATAGAAGTGAACATTACATCGCTTGGAGTTACAGGAATATTAGATAATGTACCTGTGAAGTTAGTCGTAGCTCCATCTCCAGTACCGATCTGATTAAGTTGTTTAACCATTGGCCATCGAGCAAAAAAGCTAAGCCTATCTTGAGAGAACCAAGACTTGTATCCAGCAACATACACAGGATCACTAGAAGTAATAATAGCGTTCTTGAAATTATACATCGGATTATTTACATCGATTGTATTTGTAGAATAGGTATCTACATTAGGCTCTGTATAGAATGAGAACGTTTTCTTAAGATTAAACAGCCTCAAATGAGATGGCATATCATAAAGAACAAATGTATTGATATATTCATCAATATCAGCATTAGATATCTGCTGAACTGACGGAGACCGAGTTAATCTACGAACCTTCGTTCTTATAGATGATAATGTAGTCGAAGCCATTTTTACTCCTAGCGCCGTTAAGCTTAGCTTTTATTTATGCCTTATATCTTCTCTACTGTAACTATATCAGAAGGTCTATAATCTGCCATTTCTACAAAGTCCAACGGTTCAAAACTACATCGGCTTACTTTTTGCCCAACTTTAGAGTGAACCTTTCCATTCTCATCTTGTAAGTAGCTATGTACTGGGTACCAGCAGTTTTTAGATAGATGCTCTGCGATCATGTATGGTATTTCATATACTTGCCCATCTATAAACTCATAACTCTTAAGTGGAATGCTTTTGTACTTTCTGAAATGAAATCTAATTGTACCACCTGCAAGCTCATGGCATCTAAATCGACCTTTTACCATTCTCGTATCACGCTCAAATGCTAATTCTTTTGGGCTCTTTTTAATCTGAGTCCGTGTTCGTTTCTTTTCAACTGGCGCTGGTGTAACTTCTGGCGTTTTTTCTATTTCTTGATTTGTATTCATCTTTATCCTCGTTATTTATTTTCATTTTATTGAGGGGAAGCCGAAGCAACCCCTCAAATATCTACAAAGTCAGTGTCTTAAAATAGACTTACTGATTATCTACACTAAATGATTTTCCTGCAACCCAGTAAATTACATCGTTTGCATTACCAGCTGGAGCTAAGTTACCCGCAGCAAGTTTAACACCGATTAATCCTTGGTTATCAGTAGCATCACTAAGCAAGTCTTGAGACTGTGCAATAGCAGTAGCTGTATCAATACCAACAGGTACTAACATTGCTTTTGATAATGCAACTGCAGCTTTAGCAGCGGTAGGGAATGTAAATGCTGTAAATGCTGAACTATCAATATCAAGAGTAACAGTTTGAGTAGCAAGAGTATCATCTACTGCTGTAACTGTTCCAACTAATCCATTAATTTCAACCATTCCAAAATCACTTGTACCAGCTTGTGAAGTTGTAGGAACAACAACACGAACTTCTTGTCCAACTTTATATCCAGATGGAACACTAACAGTAACAACAGCGTTTGCAGCTTGTGTTATGTTAGTAATAAAGCGGTGTCGTGGGTAGAAAAGTGGATCAAAGTTAACAACTCTATAGTTACCAGCTGTTGCCGCTGCTCCTGGAGCAGTAGCAAGTGCTGCAGCAAGTCTAAAGCTAGTATCTGTTACAATTGTATCTACAGCAAAATCATAACCACTAAGATCTTCTTGTCCTGTCATGCTAGAAAGACGAACAATGCTTCCTGCAACAACTCCAGCCGTGCTACCTGTGCTTACAATTGGACGAACAACATCAGTTGCAGCAGTAATAGCTACTGATGCACTAAGTGGATTCCCTGAAGTATCAAGAAGAGTAAATCCTGAAGATGCTGCAATTTGTCCCAATGACATTGGATCATTAGCAACAGCTCCAAGTTTTGTATTTACCATTCCACGACCGTTAGTCATTCCACGTTGGAAGTAGAATTCAGCTCCGAGATTAGCTACTGCTTGAATTATAGCTGTTTCATTATAAACTTTGATCCAATCAAAATCTGATCGAATGCTAAGGTTTTTGCTACTACCATCAGCGGTAAAGCGACCTTGTTGAATTATGGTTCCGTATGACATATTTTATCCTATATCTTGTTTATTATGATAATGTACAGCGAAGATTTGATACCCATGCATCATTCAAGATACGTGGAACTTCAGCAAACTTGTAACCAATAGTTACATTTTGAGCCAATGGTCCTGAGTATACTGCTGGACGGTAAATAAACTGTGCAGATGCGCCATCTTGCTCAACACAAGCATAAGCTTCTTTAGCAACACAGAAAACATTATAAACATCATTACCATTTGCAGATGATGAAGCTGTTTTAGATCCGATTGATGACAATAGGAATCTAAGGTTACCAACTGCACCCCACTCTGAATCAAGAACTTTGTCTTGTGATGGATATTGGCTTTGGTGAATGAATCCAGCAACATTAGAAAGGCTGCCACTTAAATCTGTGCTAGCAAGTGCAAAATATGCATTACGAACAGGAGCAGTACCGAACTTATCTTCACCAGAAATTCCACTAAGGAACATGTGTGCATCAGCACCAAGAAGCGCTTTTACAACTTCATCAACATCTTCTTTTGTGAGTTCTGTTGGGTTATCACCATTTGTACCATTAACACAGTTAACTTGTGAAGCAGTAGATGCAAGCATGTTACGTGTAAGCTCATCTTCTGTTTGACGAAGAGAAACACCAAGACGCAATGCTGCTTCATTTAATACTGATTCTTGAGATTGTAATACTCATTACTGTTACTTTCAGGTCTCAAAACCTTACTGACCAACTAACAATAAGCTGGCGGGGATGGCACTTCAACCTTCCCTCCGATATTCTCATATCGGGTCGGACTATCGCTTAGCCACATAGCATGTGACTCCCCAGGACTTAGTCTCTCAGCCTGAATTGAGTTAATTTTGCATTGTAGTACACTGTATACATTCATAACAAACATAACGAAGGAATTATCATGTCTGATTGGAACAAATACGTACGGAAACAATACACTGATCTTCAAATTGGATACATTGCAGGAATTATGGATAGCGATGGATGCTTCTTTATAGGAAACTTCAGTAGAAGCAAAACTACCGACAATAAATTCTACCAAACTGTTCTTACCGTTGCTAACACTGAAGAGTCCATGATTGATCGCCTTGTTAAGGATTACGGAGGCCTTAAAGGTAAATATACCCCTAAGCAAACTCCAAAAAACTCTAGACGACCAGTTTATAAATGGACTGCAACAGGAAAACGACTTGAACACTTGTGCGAAATTATGCTTAATAATCTTTCTGCAAAGAAAAATCAATGTGAGATCATGATTAAAATGAGGGAAACCTACAAGCGAAGATCTTTCGAAAAAGGACATCAAGGAGCGATGGTTCTTGATAAAGAAACCATGGACGTTCGTAAAAAATGCTTTGATGAACTTCGTGCTTTGCATTGTCGTAATTACCTCAATAATAAATCAACTTAATTCTTGGCCCCTGTCACCCTCGACTTTACGTTAGGGCTTCCAAGTCAATCACCCAGGGTTTATAGCAGGCAGCTTTAGTTTACCTGCTCGTTAACCTCTAGCCACGAGCCATAGAAGTCGATTTTAGCATCGATATCAACAGCAGTTAATGATTGTGATGGAGGAGTAACACCAGAATTTCCCAAAGGTACCAATGCGGTATTAAGTGGGTTATATCGGCGATATCTCATCGTTGTTCCACCATTACGTGGCATACGTGATTTTTCAGCAGGAATTTTGTGAATTAGGTTTGGAGTCGGAACGGAGAGCAATTTCATATTAAACGATTGCTGTACCGCTGCTGGCAAACCTGAAGTAGTTGTTATTGCCATGAGAGTCCTTAAAGTTATATATATTAATATTGAACTTCAAGTAGGACGAGAACTTGAGTGGCTTTTGCGTCCAATATATCTGAAGATGTGACGAATATCTTCAATTTATGCGTCAGTACTAATGTAAACAAAAACTACAATATAATACAAGTAAAATAACTAAGCCCTATGTAACCGGTATTACATAGAGCTTAGATAACGAGTGAAGAGAGATGAAGGACTTTTATTAAGATCTTGATTTAGCTAACATTTCTGCATACAACTGCTTTTTAAGCTCTGGTGTTAATCCATTAGAAAACGCATTAGCTTTAGAAAGCGGGCTATTTCCCATTTGAGGACCTACACTGTTAAGAGATCTTGGCTTAGATGCATTCTTTTCAGCCATAGCTCTATCAGGATTGTATTCTTCTGCTCTGTAAATGCCCAAGTCTTTAATTGCTTGGTATGTATCAGAAGCTTGTTCTTCTAAATTGGTATTCAAAAACAAAGACTTGGCAAGACTTGGTCGCATCTCACGGAGCTTTGCAATATTGTCTGGATTTAATACATCATAAAAATCAGAGTGCTTTGCTTTAAGTTGCTTTTCAATACGTCTTTCTTCATCTATCTTTCGTTGACGTTGATAACTTTCTTCAAGCTGTTTAAGTCTCTTCTCATCTTTTTCACGAGCTCTTTTAAGATCACGTGCAGTTAAGATCTCATCATCATCAAGTGAGTTATAATCAAAATCTTCGTCTTCTTGCTTAGATTTCTTAGGTGGCTCCTGCTTAGATTGCTCAGCATACTTACGAGCTTCTTCTTCTATTTGCTTCAATAGATTGTGATACTCGTCACGTTCCTTTTGAAGCTTATCAGCTCTTTCAGCTTTCTCTCTAAGCTCTTTCCAACTTTGCTTTGGACCATCTTGAGACTGAATATCTTCTACAATCTCTTCTACAGGTTCTTTTTTAGTTTCTTGATCATTACCATTAGATGATACGTAATCTTTTGATAATGGCTCAATTTGATCGTTGTTTTGATTGTAGAAACCATCTAGAATTTGTGGCTCTGGTTTTGTTTCTACGCTTTGCTCTGCTGCTTCTACTTTTTGTTCAATTTCATTATTTTTCATCTATCACCTCTAGTACAATTCGTCCTTCAAGCTTCTCTTCGTTATTCAACTTCTGTGCCTTTTTGAACAATGTCTTATCATCAAAGTCTAAAACATATCCAAGAAGCTCTTTATATTCTTTATCAAGTGTAAGCGCATTATCTCTTAAATGATATGCAAGTTCTCTATTTGGTATAACCCACAGCAATTCAGTCTCATCGTCTGACTTCTTAAAATGATATACAGCTTGATCGTAGTCAGGAGTCGGTGCTGTATTTCTATGGAAGAAAAAGTTTCTGATCACGTTAGTCATAAGTCGTTCACGTTTGGTAAGAACAACCACAAAGAAATCACCTGTATATTTTGTTTTACCATCAGCTATAGTAGTGAAAAGCTCTTCCATATACCCTTTGGTCATCTCACGGCCAATCTCGCGAACATCGGTAGACTCTGGTGCTTTCTGCAATAAGTCTTGAGATATCTTACCGGCAGACTCTCTATTAAATTTCTTGTTCATCGTAGCTTCCTCGTTAATGAAGCGATTGGGGAGCCTGTAGAGTCGCTTGCGGCTTCTGTAGTATAACCCCCCAATCTAGTAAGCAAATACTTTTAAAAAGAAAGGCCACTCATTTCATCATTGAACTGACTGTTTGCTTGCATTGGCTGCTTCTTCTTATATTCTCTTGGCTTCTCAACAATACCTCTAAGGTTTTGAGGGATCCCGAGTATCTTATATGCGATCCTAGTCGCTTTATTATTAGATCTTATCCCAACAGGCATAGGTATTCCTTTAACCTAAGAGGGTTATAAATTCTGTTCTAATATGGTTTTTTAGCTAACTGTTTTTTAGCACCACGTACTGCGCTATTAGCCAAAGCATCCATCGCGCTCATATCATCTGGAACGTTTGATGAAATAGACTCTAATTCCGGAAAATTCTTCATAATGACCTCGGTTGGACAGTTAGATTGTTTGCTTTTGTCTTGATCCAACATACCGTAGTATTTTTTTGCCATGATTGGCTCCTTTAGTAGAAACTACCCCGACGTTTTTCAGTAGAGGGTAACGATATTAACGCCTATCTACAATCCATAAGCTATCACTTAAAATAAAACTAAACAATAACATGTTTCCAGGTTTTGTTACATGCTATATTAGATACAATAGCTCTACTTAAGTTAAGTTCTTTACTAATAATGCATACCCTATCTCCACTCTTAATTCTAGTCTTTATTAAATGTGCTTTATCTTCATCTATCTTAGCCATACCATGATTTGATCCAACAGTTATTCCTGGACTATCTCTGTGTAACTTTTTAGCATTTTCTGATTTAGTAAGAAATTGGCAATTTTTTGGTTCATAGTTTCCATTATTATCTATACGATCTACAGTTAATCCTTTTTCCCATCCATTGCTAATACTCCAATCATAGAATGATTTAAAATCATTCTTCCACTCATCACACAATATGATTCCTCGTCCTCCGTATCTATGATAATTTTTTACTTTTGGATTATAGCAGCGCTGCTTAATCTTTGACCATGCTTGGTGAAGTGGATGCTTACCTGCCAATCCATGCCTTGTTATTGATTTATGAGTTGTAGCATTTCCAGATCTTAAAACCCCACATTGCCAACAACCTTTTAACTTTCCTTTATTTATATCAGCAGTAGCCCTTTTAAGACTATTTCCACATTTGCATATGCATCTCCACATCTTATTTCCATGCTTATCACGTCCATAAAAAGATACAACTCTAATCCAATCATTAGAAAATCCAATCATCTCTCATCCTCATAGCATAGTTAGTAAGGTTACTATTATAGTATACTACACTTGAGACAATGGATCAACAGGTTGAGATGGCTGTTGAGGCTGCTCAGGTTGCTGTGGATTCTTCATTCCTTTTAGCTCTGATAACTGGCTCATTAAGCTAAGGTTCTGTTGGTCTTGTTGCTTCTTATCCGAATCACCTTGTTGCTTTACGACATTATAAAGCGCTATAAGCTCACGCAATTGCTGCATGTCGAGCTGTTGCAGTTCTTTCAGAGCTTTTGCTTTCGATAGCAAAGCGTCCTGTTTCTTGCTATTTGCTTCTGCAAGGTTCTCGATTGATTGCGTTTCCCTTTCAATTGCAAGCGACTTGTTCTCCTCGATTCTGGACATTCGTTCTTGAGCCATCGCAATATCGGCAACGCTTCTAGCTTTCGCGAGATCAAGAGTAGCAGACTGTTCTTTAAGTGCCATTTGAGCTTGAGCTTGAGCTTGTTGCGCTTCTTGTTGTTCTTGTTGCTGTATCTCTTCAATAAGTTCGTTTTTATTTTGAAGCGTTGCTGCATTGAGTAATTGTTTGCTAGAAACAGGGACGCCAACTTCTTTAAGGTGAAGCATTTGAGCAAACTGAAGTTGTTTCTGAGTAGCTGTATCAAAGCCTTCTTCAACTGAAGCGTCATACTTTCCGAAGTTCTTATCATAAAACTGTGGAGACGGCTCTTCTTCGATGATTCTCTTAATTTTACCAGGAGTAAAGTTATTCTGGATCAGCTTAATGAGTATACGACCTAGTAGTTTTTGCGAGTTGTCGAGTTGGTCAAATAAACGTTGCAGCGTTGTAAGCCCAGCTCCTTGGCGAAGTTGAGCAAGGATACCAGCTTTGTCGTCAGAAGCTGAACCCAATAGTTCTTCGTTAACACCGGAAATCTCCTGTATTTCACGTCCCATTTGGTCACTCATTTGAAACATTGCTGGTGAGATGCTTGATGCTTGTATTTGTTGCACATCGGTCATCTGAGCTTCTTCTTTGAGCCATAAGACTTGACCTTGTCCAGTTTTATATGGGCTCTTGGGATCCACAAATGAATTTTCTTTTGCCACCCATCCAGAATTAACTTGGCTTTCGAGTATATCAAGCTCAATGACTTTTCTACGATTGTAAAGATACTGTGCATCACGTAATCCCCTTACCATTCCTTGGATTCTATATTTAAAATACGGCAACTCAGGTGTATAGTAACCGAGCACGGGAACAAATGGATACTGGTCAATCCCAATAGGATTTGGCCCGTCATACATTACACGACCTTGAACAACAATAGCTAATTTAACTGTTGGAATATCTTGATCAATTGATGTTACTGTTGGATACATTGAAAGATACTCACGTAATTCTTTATCTTCACCAGTCCACTCCATCGTTTCACCACTTTCTGTATCAACAAGCATCTTCTGCTTGCGATAATCGCGGTAATAGAACTCATCGTATGTTAGCAAGTTTTTCTGATTGTAATCATAGTTTTCTGGAAGGTACTGGAACTTGCCATCTTTTCCACCCAACCCATAAAGCGAATCTATATCTTTCTCTCTTTCAGGTAATAAACTATATGCTTGCTGCTTAGTAACATATGATCGTTTCCATATAGAGTTACAGTCAGAAAGATCTTGTTTCTTAAAGTATGGATCTATGACAAATGAGTTATAACTACAGTTAGATATCTTAATATTGCCTGAAATAGGATCTTCACGATAATCCATCCATACCTGCATGAGATTCATTCCAGATATTACTGAACCAGTAAATGCTTCTGAAATAGTTTCATTCATACCCTCTTGGCGATTAATCCACATGAGTATCTTTGTAAACTGATCTGCTGTGAGTTGGTCAGAGTTCTCTACAGGAGTAACAATAGTAGACTTTCTATTCTTACGTTGGTATCCGCATGGCATCTCTACAATACGTCTTATACGGTTAAAGTTAAACTGTCTACTGTTAAGCCCAGAAACATTACCGTATACATCATTCCATACAGTTTGATCACCACAGTAGAACCTCGTGTCTAGATCAGCTTCAGCCCAATATTCTTGATTCATTGTTATTGAATCTGTATAGAATTCTTCCATCCTCTGCAGAATATCTTTATCACCATCAGTGTAATACTCTGGTTTTAAATTAGGGAATAATGCCATAAAGCGTCCTTACTGTAATAATCTCTGTATAGATATAGATAGTCTAAAATACGAATGTAGTATAGCAAGTATTATTTGCTCTTAATCAATCATAATAGAAGTATCATATAAAGAAAGGGGCCCGAAAGCCCCTTGATCAAAACCATCCACGCATTTTACGCTTTGCTTCTCTCACACTCTCTGGTGTAATAAAGTATTTCCTTAAGAATAAGAACCACAAAAGAGTATACGTAACTATCATTAATATCATCTTAAAATAAAATCCCATCATCATCCTGGACCAGTTGCAACACCACCAAGAATACCTGTTCCAAGGCCAACTACGTTGCTTGCAACTTCAACGGTAGGGGCGATTGTTTTTTCAAGAGCTACTCCAACTGCAACACCTGCAGCAGGACCTCCTGCAATAGCTGCTCCCGTAGCAACAACAGCTATTCCTGCTTGAGCTGTAAGATGTACTGCAAACTTACCAGTATAAAATCCAGCAGTTGCTCCACCCGGTCCACCACCATTCAATCCGATTTGTGGTTTAATGATAATGTCTCCATTCAAGAATTGTACAAGCTTGAACTTGTGCATAAGTGTAAACTTATAAATTGATTCCACTTTTTTGTCGTGAAACAATCTATCGGTATCGTTTCGGCTAACACGGTATGTGAAACCACTTCTATTTATACAAAATCCATCTTTATCAAAGAACAAACGTACGTTTTCCTGGCCACTCATCAAGAATCTATTTCTAGGTATCTCAATGGTAGCGTCTTCTATGTCTATGTTCTCAATATCAAAACTGCTCCTTGGAGACTGGTTTATCGACATTTCTTCAGGTGAATACGAAGAATCATCACTAGAATCAGCATACTCACATTGACGCAAAGCACTTTGAACTAGCCCTGGACAATACAAACTGGATGTTACCAGCAACATTAAGAGAGACAATTTCTTTTTCATATAATTTCCTTCATGGTGAATAATACAATTACAATGCTTAACCCGTGTTGTTTCCTTCTATCTCCTTTCATGTTAATTAAATATACCTGGCAAGTTAGGTTTACCACCCATCATTGCTTCTGCTCTTAAGTTATCTATATCTTTAGGAGTCATATTATCTCTAGTTTTCGGCAATGCTAGAAACATATAGCGACTTGCGTCAGCCATGTGCGAATGCTCATTGTGTAACGGGTGCATCTTGTACACCTTCTTCTTAGAATCAAACTCCTGTCTGTAGTTCTCTAGTGCTTTTATGAGTGGTCCACACTTAGACTGATCAATGTACGTCTTACTCAAACCGGAACGTACTGACTCGATACCATCCATGATCGATATGTTTGGTGCGAGTGTAAACTTAATACCAAGCTGACGGGCCTTCTCTATTCGCGTCATACCAGAACCAAACTCTTTTACTGCCATATCATGGGGGGCAATATGCTTTCCGTAAATGTATGGCTTGGAGTCAAGAAACTTAATATAGTGCTCAAGTCCCTCTTTATTCTTTTCATAACAATCGATAATACGAACGGTACCACCAATAGTCTGGAAGAATATAATAGCAGTTGAGTCTCTAACACCAATATCCCAAGCTGTATGCACTTTAAATCCAGATTCCCAAGGAACAGTACCAATTTGATTATTAATGCGCATACGATCGATATACTTTGCATAATAAGATCCTTCTACACCCATTGTAAATGAGCACATGTATTCTTGGAAAGCTAGGTCAAGCGACACGAGACCTTCCTCAACCTCTTGCATCATATCTTCTTTGGAAAGAACTTTTGTATCTTCTATAGTTAATGTATCTGAATACCATTTATCAGGATTTTGTTCAGCTATTTTATACATATCATAAAAATGGTTCTTTCCCCTTGGAGTGCTGATAAAGAAAGACCACCCATCATTAATAAGCAAGATAGGCCTTAGGAATTGATATGCACGTGGGTCTTGTAACGCGTACTCACTAAATACAATCCCAACAGGGTTTGTACCCACAATAGCGTCAACGTTATCGCTTCCAATAAGCTGTATAAGGGATCCATTAGTTAGCTTGATCTTCATTTCTTGGCTATTACTGGAAAGCATAAGCTCTTTAGGTATAAAATCTAAAAACTTCTTACCATCGCTTGTAATTGAGTCCCATATAACCTTCTTAGCTTGTGAGTATGTAGGAAACACATAATAGTATACACCAACTTTACGCACAGCAGCTCTAACCATTAGATTAAAGGCACAAATGTCCTTCCCCATCCTTCTGTGGGCATTCAATATGAATCTTTTATATTTTCCAGACTCAAAAGCTTTGCATAATTGTAATTGATATGGCCTAGGTGTAAATGTATCAAGACTGATTATTTTTTTTGAATGGACCACTTCTTCTCCGGTTATTACAATTTTCTTTAGGGGTTACCCATCTACAATTATCTTTAAAATAACCCTCATTGTTATCAATCCTATCTATCTGGAATCCGTCTGGCTTATCACCCATGTCTTTGTAGAAATTATCAAAAGATAACCATTCTTCAGCTATGCTTATTCCTCTGCCACCATAGTACTTATAGTCTTTGCATCTTTTGTTTAAGCATCGATCCTTCATAGACATCCATGTCCTAAATATTTTTGATCCAGATAGACCGTGTGTACGATTATATGCAATCCTTTTTCTATTATAACACTCAATACATTGCGTACTTTTTCCAGATATCAAGTCACCTATTCGATCTACATTTCTTGAAAACCCACATTCACATTTTATCGTGTACCCACTTTGTTTTTTTTCAACAGTCCATTTACCGTAATGCGCACTGTGTCGAACAGCTATTTTTTTGATGTAGCAACTTCTACATTGAGTACTTGTTCCATTTCTTAAAGTACCTATTTTGTTTACGTCTTTTGAAAATCCACACTGACACCTTATTGTGTATCCACGCTGCCTCTTTATAGCCGTCCAATTACCGTAAGAAACTTCTGTCATCTCTTTCCTTCGTTGATCGTTACTTTTCATTACTCTTTTGGAAAGTCTTTTACGACAATCACTTGTACCGGGTTCTTCTCTTCATCATTACCAATAGCCTTCAAGTCAGTCTTAAACTTCTTATCATCATCGAGTTCTTTCTGCCAATCAGGGTGATAGAATCTAAGTGTAGGTGTAACCATCTGAAGATTAACTTCATACTCTTTAAATGTAGCTTTACGCTGTCTCCGTTCACCTATTCTTTGCTTTACAAGATCAACTGCGTCTTCAAGTATCTCATACTTAGTTCGCCACTTCTCGAATGTCCTCTTTAAAAGCCCTGCTTCATTATAGAATGATAAAAGATCCCAAGCGTCATCCCTCTCGGACCATTCAAGTATTGCTTGAGCATACATTTCTGCTTCTTTTTCTGTAAGTTTATGCTTGTTCCAAGAGGTAAAACTCTTTATATCATTTTACGTGAAAATACTGAAGATATACGACAATCATCTTTCATTATTTCTGCATCAACACACAAATCAGCACACATTTTAATAATATTATCTATGTCCGGCTTGCTGTTGTGATACTCCTGAAGCATTTTTTTTTCACGTATCGAATTTGTCTTTGGTAATTCAAAGTAAAAATCCACATCAAAGTGTAACACTCCATCAAATAAGTCTTCATATCCATGTTGCTGTTGAAGCTCTACTATCTTTGTCGTCTTATAATGTCTTTGAGAATCGTATACATGTTTTCCAGAAAATCGTGGTCTGCTTAAAGGCGTTGGGTTACCAGTAATCACATATGTCTTAGATGTTCGTTCAATTTGTTCGCATGGGATTAATAATTCACCGTGTTTCTGACTATTACAATGCTCTTTGTTGCACTTTTTTAGCCTATCTAGGTTCATATCATTCCGATTTGTTTTATTGTTGTGTAAGCCACCCATGGTTACAATTGAGACAAAAGCTGGGTGGCTCATCAAACTAATACACCATTTTCATCATGTCAGTTTTAGATCGATCTGTCGAGCCACTGGCTTACCTCTTAAAAACCAAAATCAAAATAATAATAATCAATAACGTCTCAACACCAGAAAACTGACTCCTCCTGTCTATTCTAGAAACTTCTTCATCATAATTATCAACCATAAAATGGGGATACTCTTCTTTTTTAAATAAGACACTCAAACACCAAATAACATACATTGCTATAATTACTACCACTACATCTTCCATGTCGTTCCTATTGTTGCTCAGTTACTCACCAAGATTATTAATCAGATCAGCTAATTTTTGTATATCCTCTAGCTTATAGCGCCTCGTATTATTAATTGGATGCCTATATTCTTTAATATTCCCTCTTCTTGCCCACTGCCTTATTGTAGGACCAGATACTTCAAGTATTTTTGCAGCTTCCATTACTGTTACAGTAGATTTCTTTTTTTCTTCCATGCTGTCCCTTTCATGTTATATATGTTTAATATGCTAACATAGTTGCAATAAAAGTAAAGAGTTGTAAAGAAATAATAAAAATATAATAACCTTGCATTTAGTGAATTGCCATGTATGATATAAGGGAATCAATCGAAAGATGATTTTGTTCAGCAAAAATCCCACCCACCATAGATAGGAGATTTACTTAGACCAACACGAGAATGGAAGTTATTGAAATATAAAGAAGGAACTGTGTGCTAATTATGTAACTAACTAGCACACGTTATATCAAATTACTCACAAGGATAATAATATCATGTCACATATTACCCATAAGGAAAAGACTATCATGTCAGACAATAAAGTCAACAAAAACGCAGTAGAAACCAATACAAACTCTAAATTAATGAGCTTTAGCGAACAATTAGCTCATGATCGAGCTGAGTGGAATCAAAGACTTAGAAATCTCGAGAAACAAAAAACAGATATTGGATATAAAGATAAAAGCTTTGAATCATTATCAGAAAAGTCTTTTATTTCTTCCATAATAAGTGACGACCATTCTAAAGCAGAAACAATATTATTGATTAGCAATACATACAAATCTTTGATAAATGAAAAGAAAACTCTTTGGCCAGAAAAGTATGCCGTTGATGAAATGAATAAAAACCATGCTGTGATACTTACAACACAGGCATATATTATAAGTGAGCTAAAAGATAAAGATGGAAATGATAACTTCATTTTACATAGCACTCAATCATTACGATTAATGATGCAAAATAAGCGCATAATATGTTCTGATGGTAAAGATAGATCAATGGTAGACATATGGGTTAAAAGCCCAGAGAGAAGAGATCTAACTGGCTTCACATTCGATACATCAACAACAGAGCATACAGGAGGTAAGTATAATATGTGGAAAGGATTCTCAGTCAAACCTAAAAAGGGAAACGCTGAGATATTTTGGAATCATGTAAGAGAAAACATTTGCGATGGTAAAGAAGATATATATATATATGTAAGAAAATGGATCGCAGCAGTGTTTCAAAAACCAACTGAACTTCATACATCATTAGTTCTATGCGGGTCTCAAGGAGTTGGGAAAAACATATTTGCAGAATCTCTTGGTTACTTGCTTGGACAACATTTCTCATCTATCAATAACATGGAAACATTATTCTCACGCTTCAATAGTAGTAGTAAGTATGCAGTACTCACCCATGTCGATGAAGCAATGTGGGGTGGATATAAATCAAATGCGGGCCAACTAAAAAGCAAGATAGCTGGAGAATATGCATGCATAGAAGAAAAAGGAAAAGATGTAATCCAGATGAGAAATACAAACCACTATATCTTTAGCAGTAATGAAGACTTCCCAATTAGCATTGATGCAGACGATCGCAGATTTGTTGTATTAAATGTTTCAGACAATCGCAAAGAAGATCATCAGTATTTCGGAGAACTTGTATCTCAGTTGAAATATGGAGGCTATGCAGCATTACTACATGACATTCTCAATGAAGATATCGATGGATTTAATCTAAGAAAGCTTCCAAACAGTGATAGCTCATTAAGAATAAAGCTTAAAACTGGAGGCTCAGCTGCTAAATATATACACGATGCATTATCTCAATCATCATTTGATACATTGGCTGTTGGGCTTAGACAGTGGGATGACCAGCTAACTAAACAAGAGTTGTTTGACATGTATCTCGACTGGTGTAAAAGCGAGAATGAAAAAAACACATTAGAACGAAGCAGATTTGGAAATGCTATGAATAAATACCTACCAGTAATCAATGATAGTCAACCAAGAATAAATGGGAAACGTATTCGCATGCACATAATTCCATCTCTAATAGAATGTAAGAAATCGTTCTGCGAGTCATTCAAAGTATCTATGGAATATGCATTTAGCGAAAAAGGAGAGTAGATGACACTTATACAATTAGCTCACAACGCAGGATTAGATCCAAAGAAATCATCTGGCTCACATGGTGGTGAGTACAAATCAGCATGCCCGATATGTGGTGGCAAAGATAGATTCTATATCCAACCAGAAGTTCAAATGAAGAACTGCTCTGGCAGATATCGATGTAGACAGTGTGACACACATGGAGACACTATCGAGTTCGCAAAGAAATTCAACGGTATGACATTTAAAGAGGCTATAGAGTATATTGGTGCCAAAATTCCAGAAAGATCTCTTGTGAGGCAAGTACGTAGGTCTTATACATTTACTCCATCAGCTATAAAACGACCTGATAACATATGGAACAGAAAAGCTGAGGCATTTGTTGAGTGGTCATACAAGCATCTTCAGTCAAATCCTGAGATAAGATTGTACCTAAATGACCGGGGCATTTCTAATCGTGTTATAGACCAGTACAAAATTGGATGGAATCCAGTTGATGTATGGCGTGAGCGAGAAAGCTGGGGTTTAGACAATCCAGATAACAAGAAACTATGGCTACCAAAAGGCATTGTCATACCAACATATGAGAAACATGATGGAAAGTTACGTGTTACACGTGTAAAGATACGCAGAGATGAAACGAGCTCATTTGCACAGGCAGGCAAATACATAGCAATACCTGGCAGCGCTACTGGCCTTAGTATAATTGGAGACATCGGCAGCCAAATCATGATCGTAGTTGAGTCAGAATTAGACGGATACGCACTTTATTCATTGGTTGGCGACTATGCCCTTATTGTTGCATCTGGAAGCAATACTAAGAATCCTGATTCGATATCACATTTCATTGCTAACGAGAAAGATGTACTTGTATGTCATGACAATGACAAAGCAGGTGAAGTCATGCTGGACAAGTGGAAAAAGATATTCCCTCATGCTATTGGATATACAGTTCCATTTGGTAAAGATGTAGGGGAGGCCTGTCAGAATGGAATGGATATCAGGTCATGGGTGCTCAAATATAAGTGGAGAGACTCTTTCCATGAATCAAACATGTACAACGCATTGAAACACATGAACAAGCAAACAGACACACGACGAGCATATCTTCCAATGGAGAACGATATCTTCGATGGCCCAAATAGTAGCCGTGCAGCTGAAACAATCAATGGAATACGTCTCATGAACGAGTTACTACTGATGTAACACGCAAGCTACTTGTTTAAAATATCTATCTCATAAGAAGGCTCAC